TGGCTTTGTCTGGTGGACAGGAGTCGTAGAAGATCGAAATGACCCAGCAAAATTAGGCAGAGTTCGTGTTCGTTGCTTAGGTTTACACACAGAAGATAAAGTTGAAATTCCTACGGAAGCTTTACCATGGGCTCACGTTATGCATACCATACATGATCCATCTATGCAGGGTATGGGAACAACTCCATCATTTCTTGTTGAAGGAACTTGGTGTGTAGGTTTCTTTCGTGATGCTGCAGAGAAACAACAACCTATTGTCATGGGAACACTTCCTGGCTATTCTCAACTACCAGATGATATGGGTGATGACAAATCACCAGAGGCCTTGCAACAATATCGAAAAGACAATGAGCTTGTAGGTTTCTCTGATCCAAATTTCAAATATCCACAATATCCAAATGAAACATCTGGTCATACTCTTGGAGAAAGTGATGTAAATCGTCTTGCAAGAGGTGATGCTAATTATGTTCACAGAATTTTAGAACAGAAACTAGCAGCTGCAGAAAATTTTAAAGAAATAGAAACAGCAACTTCTGGAAATTTTGGTATGCCTTATGAAGATAGTGCTAACTTTACAAGGTATCCTTATAACCATGTTTTTGAATCTGAGTCTGGTCACATAAGAGAATATGATGACACATTCAATGAAGAAAGAATACAAGAATACCACAAGACAGGAACATTTTATGAAATTGATTCTGGTGGAAATAAAGTAGTTCATATTGTTGGTGATAATTATGAATTTATTGCTGGTTCAGATTATGTAAACGTAAAAGGTGATGTAAACATAACGATAGAAGGTAACGCTGAAGTTTTAGTAAAAGAAGATTATAACATCAGATGTAAAAATTTAAATATAGAAGTTGAAGAAGATTTTAATACTGTTGTTACTGGTGACACTACTCAACTTTATAAAAGTAAACTTATAACTACAGTAATGGGAGCTGTATCTAGTGTTTACAATGAAACTTTTGACAACTTAATCGTTGGTGCAGTTACAGATACTTATGGTAACACAATAGATCGTTCTGTTACTGGTGCTGTTACAGAAAGATTTGGTTCTACCATAGATCGCTCTGTGCTTGGTCTTAAAACAGAAATAACTACAGCAGGTCTTAATTTATTTTCTGAGGCTGCAATTGCCATTGATGCTGGTACAACTGTTAATATCAATCAAGGTACAAAAGGTGCAGCTCGTTTAGATGACACAGTTGACACAGGTGATGACCCAGCTGGAATATCTGGTTCGGATGGTTCTAATAAAATTGAAAGTGCTTCTACTTCAGTTCTCATAGGAACTGCAGCTCCATCTGTAGATGCATCAGAATTAGTTGTTACAGATGTTACTAAAATAATTGATAATGGTGAAAACGTAATAAAAGAAGAAGATGAACTGGTAGATGCTCAGGGCCCACTACGAACAGACAAAGCTGGTACTGGTGGTTATGCACCAAATGCTGAAGGTGATTATCCAATTCCAATATTATTAACAGTGCCTGATAGAGAAGAAACTCAAGCTCTTATTGAAGAAAAGGGTGTGGACTCAACTGGTTTTAGTGTAGCTGAAGAAAAACAAGCACTTAAAGATACTACAGACACACTCTCTGAATACTTTCCAGAACTATTAGGAACTGAGGAAGGTAAAAAGTTAGTCAATACTGAAGACCCTCAAAGTTTTGAAATAGGAGAACCACTACCACCTGTAACTGCAGATAAAAATGCAACAAATCAAAATCAATATAGATCATATTTGGGAGTTCCAACAGAAGGAAAAGTATTTGGTGATATTTTTGATGAAAAAGAAATTACAGATGAAATAAGACAAAGATACTCTAACAAATATTTTCCAGATAATTATCGTATACCACAATTAAGAGGAAGACCTAGACTTAAAATAAAAAACAATGCTGGAGTAACAATGACAGGAACAAAACCAGCCATACTTGAAATTGCTGAAAAGGCTGCATTTGATATAGGAAAACAATTAACTCTCAATTCTGCATTTCGTTCCTCTGGTAGTCACAATGCAGCATATGCAGGAACTGGAAAAAGACCACCAAAAGGCTCAAAACATTTAATAGGAGAAGCTTTAGATATTCGTGTAAGAGAGTTTAATACTACAGAAAAAACAGCACTTTTAGAATCGGTTATAAAACATGGAGCATTAGCTCTTGGGTTTTATGGTGGTCGTTTTATTCACATGGACTTAGGCCCAAAACGTAGCTGGAGTAAAATACCTAATTATGCCAAAGCTGCTTTAAAAGAAGGAAAACTTGTACCATATAATAAGTAATCTTCAGCTTATATTGTTATGTTTAAACTTATAAATAAAACTAAATCAGGAGTCTATATAAATGTCAATTTATGACGCACAATTAAATAATAATTCAGATCGTAGCGTTAGGCAATATGCAGACTTGGATTTATTCTTTGGAAAAAAATCTTCTGATCGCGATGTGAGTGAGGTTACAGATGTACAAGCCGTAAAAAGGTCTATTCGTAATTTAATATTAATGAATACTTATGAAAAACCTTTTCGTCCAGAAATTTCATCTGGTGTTAGGGATTTGTTGTTTGAACTTATGACTCCAGTTACTGCAGCAATTCTTGCAAGACAAGTAGAAAATGTTATTGAAAATTTTGAACCAAGAGCTAGACTTGTTGGAGTTAGAACAATTCCAGATTATGATAGAAATTCTTATACAGTCACAGTAGAATTTTATGTTGTAAATACTCCCACTGAACTAGTTGATTTAACAATATTCCTAGAAAGATTACGATAATGGCAAAACTACAAGTAACAGAATTAGACTTTAATGATATTAAAGATAACTTAAAAATTTTTCTAAAAGCTCAAACAAAATTTAAAGACTATGATTTTGAAGGTTCTGGTATGAACATTCTTTTAGATACCCTTGCTTATAATACACACTATCTTGCATTTAATACAAATATGGCTGCAAATGAAATGTTTTTAGATTCTGCAGCATTACGTTCCAGTGTGGTGTCTCATGCAAAAATGTTAGGGTATGAAGTAAGTTCTGCACGTGCACCTATTGCTTATATCAATGTTAATGCAACAACTAATAATAATACACTAACAATGCCTGCAGGAACATCTTTTAGTTCCTCAATTGGTTCAAATAGTTATTCATTTGTAACAATTTCAGATATTACTAGTTCTAATACTGGTGGTATTATTTCTTTTAGTAATATACCAGTATACGAAGGAACTTATATTACATTATCATATACAGTTGATACTTCTGATGCAAGTCAAAGGTTTGTTCTTACAGATAATCGTGCGGACATAACCACACTTTCAGTTCAAGTTCAAAATTCAATTTCTGATACAACAACAGTAACATATTCTAAAGCTACTGATATTACTCAACTTACAACTGACAGTACTGTTTATTTTTGTCAAGAAGTTGAAGCAGGAAGGTTTGAAATTTATTTTGGTGATAATATAGTAAGTAAAGCTATAGTAGATGGTAGTATTGTAACTTTAAAATATATTGTCACAAATAAAACTGAAGCTAACGGATTATCATCATTTACTGCACCATCTTCCATTGGCGGAGTTACATCCATAAATGTACAAAGTTTAGCTCCAGCAGTTGGTGGTGCAGAACCAGAATCTATAAATTCAATTAAACTAAGTGCACCACTTGATTATGCATCTCAAGGTCGTGCAGTGACTATAGAAGATTACAAAATATTTGTTAAAAAATTATTTCCTAATACTCAATCAGTTGCTGTTTGGGGTGGTGAGGATGGTAGCTATGACGTAACTACTGGTGTAAGTTCTACTCCACAATATGGAAAAGTTTTTATATCAATAAGAACCACTACAGGAAATAATTTAACTTCAATACAAAAGTCAAATCTTGTTTCATCATTATCTCCATATAAAGTTGCTTCTATTTCTCCTGTAATTGTTGATGCTGAAATTACATATATTATTTTGGGGGTTACAATTCAGTATGATAAAAATGCTACAACTTCTTCACCATCTGAGTTAGAAGCTAAAGTTTCCACAACACTTACAAATTATAACAATACAGACTTATTAACTTTTAATAATCCATTTAGGCATTCAGTTGTTACATCTAGAATAGATAATTCTGATTCTTCTATATTGAACAGTACAGCAACAGTAGCAATAGGTAAATATTTTACACCAGAACTTGGTACGCAAAAATCATATACAATAAATTTTAGTAATAAACTTTATAACCCCCACCCTGCTCATAGTGTTAATCAAGGAGGAATAGTTTCTTCTACAGGTTTTTACATTACTGAAGGA